GGGGTCATATGTTAGTAGTTTCTTGATGTCTTGTGCGAACCAAAAACTGTAATTGGATCTTTTAGTGGGCGAGGTGCTCTTGCCGTCGTCTTTGTCGAGGATATCTTCATTGTCACCCTCGCCTTCCAAGGAGTCTTCGACGGCCCAAGCGTCCACACAATCTTGGGGCCAATAGGTTACGATGTATTGTGTCTTGTTTGGTGAGATATAGACGACACCGCGAAAGGCGTCTAGGGTTTTACCCTTTGCGGCTGGGAGATAATCTAGGGCTTTGGCCCCGGCGAAGATGATCTTCTTGATTCCACTTGGTTTGTTTGAGCCTTTGAAGAAGTCGTCGGCGAAGGTGACGAAGACAGCGTTCGGATCGTCCAGATCAATGTTATGACGAGATAACACGTCACGCACAAAATCGCCAGCCGGTCCAAGAAGTATTCCGTTGTTTTCTTTATCAAAGCGCGAGGGTCCATGCAGAACGAGGGCTATCATGTTGAGGGTTAATTAAAGAGAAAAGAAAAGGCAGACTATTTCCGGTCTGCCAGCGGTGCGATGGGGATATGTCTTGAGGAAAGAAACCTCTTAGAAAGTCTCGCAATCTTCCTAAGAGGCGCGTGTCTCTGTGATAGCAACCACTCTATCGCTGAGACTTAGAAAGCGAGCGGAGCCGCAGCGCCCTTGACTTGAGAGAAGTCAAACTGGGTGTTGTAGCGCTTGACGATAGCCTCGCCGTTCTCGTCGCGCTTGGCGAACTTGAGATCGCGTGAGTTCGACGGGTCGTCGGTGACATACTCAGGCTGCGACTGAACGAGCATGTTGAAAGCCTGACCGCTGAGGGACGAGAGGGCCTCAGCCACATCCACGTCGGTGTAGTCGTCGGGCAATCCGTCATACAAGCCGACGGTCTGGAGCGACGAAGCCAGCAGTTCAAGCGCGGAGTCAACTCCGTTCTTGTTCTCCAGCATGATGTACATGTTGCCCTTCGAGCCGAGCGTCTTATAGGTCACGCCAGCGGCCGCGGCAGTCTCGGGCGCAATGATCTCGCACTCACAGACAACCATCTTGAAACCCTTCGCGCTCTGGCGAGTCTCGGTCTTGTGGACCAGAACCTTATACACGTTCGCGGGGATGAATCCGATCTTGACTTCAGTACCTTTTTTCATTTTTTGTTTTGTTTTTTGTTTTGTTTACTAGCACCGACAAATGGGAGGGAGCTTTTATTGGGCCACGTTTGATAGATGATTCTTTGCAGCTTCTATGATGTTAGCTATACCATATTTTAGCATATAGTCTTGAAGAAACTCAGGAACATTATCAATAAGACCATCATAGTTTGTGAAGTCTAGTTGATTGACATATGCTTTAACTTCACCCGTCTGCGGATTACGCTTGATTGTGAGACAGAGCCGAATGTCGACGCGTTCCTTTTCTAGGAAAGCCGTGTTAGATGCGACAGGTGCGATAGTTTCAATGCTCATAGTATTAGGGTTTAGAGAGTTCAGCGGCAATCTTATTCAAAGCCTTCACAACACAATTCTCCATGGGATTAGGCAAGCCCCAGAAGATCGGAGTCTTCGCGGTCGTGACGCCATCGGTCTGCGTGGCGAAGAAGTATTGGATCGTGTCGCTACCCTTTTCTTTCTTCGCATAGACAGACCACACAGCGAGACACTCAGACTCGATGCCTTTGTTTGCCCACTCTTTACCTTGGACATACAAGCGGCGTCGAGTGGTCATACTCCCGTCGAGACCTTGAATGGGAACGATCTCCTCTAGGCCGGTGATGATAACGGTTTTATCTAGGCTCTTGAGATTCGTACACAAAGTCTGGATGCCGTCGTTGTAGTTCTTCCAGATGTCGAAGCCTTTGTAGATTTGTTCACACTTGACCTGAAGCTGGTCAATGGCCGCGGTGATTGAGTCAATGACGACCAGATCTTTCGTTGTGTCTTTCTTGACTTTGTTAAGCTCGACCGTGAGCTTATCATAGCTGTCGATCGGCACAACGAGCTTCTCGTCGCGCACACGAAACGGCATACCCTTTCGCTCGGCGTCGAAGATAACGGTGCGTGCGGGATCTACGTTGCGGAAGGACGTAGACTTGCCTGAGCCACTCGGGCCAACGAGTGCGATGAGGGTCTTTGGCCATTGAGGTTTTACTTGTGGGGATGTTTCCATATGTTTTTATTTTATTTTTTACTCACCATGTTAGAGGCTGATATTTAACAATCGAGCACTCCGACAAAAAGAGTTCAAGCTGCACAGCGTTCTGCGCAAAGCAGATTCGCTTGAAGGGGCAGCTCGGACAGGCATTGCACGCTTTGCCGCTAGGCGGCGGGAGCTTATCGTGGGCCATTGCTTCGTTGATATCTTGGGCGAAGGTGTCGATCTTGTCTTGCACCTCGGCGCCGAACTCCACGAGTTGCTCCTCAGTAAAGCTCCAATCAGGACCGATGCGCCATGCGGGGCTTGGCAAAGAGATCTGGACGATCAACGTACGAATCACCATGCGACGATACCATGCAGAGTTTGCATAGTTGATGTCGTCTTTGAAGATCTCATAGGCGAAACGCTGGAAGATGTAATAGTAATAAGAGAACTGCGTGTCGCCTTCGTAGCCCGCGACGGCATCTTTGAACGCGTACTTGCGCGTCGTCTTATAGTCTGTAATCTGAATGATCCCGGCGGGCGTCACGGAGAGAACGTCAACGGTGCCGACATAAGCAAAGCCCGGGCGGTCGACGACGGGAATGTTGAAGTGAAACTCAGCCCCGCGATTATCGCCGAACTTTAGAGGCGTCGGGAGAGAACTCAAAGGCGCCGCAGTCAAAGCCTTGCGAATCTGGTCTTGATCCTTGGTGGGAAGATTCTTCTCCTTCGCTTCTTTGAACGCCTCCATACAGGCTTCTTGCCACTTCTCTCCACTGCGATCAAAGGCTACGTTCTCTGCGAACTTATGAATGATCTTGCCCACCGTCAAGGCGGTGATATCTTCTTGAGGTTTTAGACCTAAGAAGACCGTAAAGAACCAGCGCCTCGGACAGGCTGAGATCTTTAATCCAGAAGCGTTGATGGGGATAACTGCCGGGATGCCTTCGTGCGGCAAGTCTTTGTATGTTATTTTCATTTGTTATTTAAGGAAAAGAAAGAGAAAAGAAAGAGCTACCCAGCGCGCCGTCCCAGGGGAAACCGTCAAAAACCCTGCTGCAAGAACAGCTTGCAGTACGCGCTGAGTAGCTCAAAAATTATTTCTTTAGTTTGAAGTTCTGAGTTTGGTTGATGATGGCTTGAACGTCTATGCCTTTTAGCAGAGGATCGTTGAGCAGGGACGCAAGATCGGTGCCTGTTGGGCGGGTATGAGGAAAGTGTTTGAGAAGAAACTTCTCAAGCTCTTTGTCTGTCATCTCTTCTACGGGTTTTGGTAGGCCCAGTAAGAGGTCGAGTTCGTTCAGTGATGAGTTATCTGAGGCGCTCATAGATCATAGAACAACACAGCACAATTTTCTGCGCACGATATCTTTGTCCGTGGTGTTCTCTGAGGCTTTCTCAGGCGTGTCGTATAGCATGGTTGAGAACCAAGAGCCATTGAGTCTATACTGATAGGCATAGAAATAATACTCTCTTGGCTTCGCGATATCTACTTCAGTGGCGATGGCGTCTGTGATTATTTCTTTCATGTTGTTATTGATGATTTCTGTAGTCGCTGTAAAGGTTATAGAATCTTTCGCACTTTGCCTTGGCTGATTTGCTGAGTCTGTTGAAGTCATAGTCCCGCCGAGAGAAAGCAGCAAGGCCGAGATTCCAGGCCGCGTATACATCTCTTGGATCTGGAGTGTTCTTTCGCTGGGCAAGGCAGAGTCTGAGTTCGAGCCAGCATAGATGCGCCTTAGCACAGCGCCGCGCCTCGGCCGGAATATGCCGAGCATCTTTTTCAGCAGGGAAATGCTGGCGCCAGACTGATCGCTTGAGTTGGTATCGGGATAGTTCACCGTGCTTGCCTTTCGCTTTGTCGTTGTCGTTGGATTCGATTGTGGATAGTGCCCTAAGCTTCGCATTGAAGTCTTGCTGAAGTGCGACTAGTGTGGTTTCTGTGGCGAGTATTGATAGACCTATCATAAGGATTTTCATAAGTCAGAACTCTTGGAGATGATAGATCTTCTTACGAAGCTCAGCAACCTTGGCGCGTTTTTCGGGTAGGCTGTGAGTGGTTGATACAATATAGGGAACTTTCCCGTTGCTGTCGTGGAAAGAATCACAGAACTTTTCGAGGTATGCGATCTTCCTTTCGATGCGCTGTATGCGCCAGTTGCGATACCAGTTGAATGGATTCATAGAGGCCAGAAGTATGGTAGGTTGTCTGGAATATTGGGGAACTTGATGGAGTAATAGTCTGGTTTCTTCCTGATCAGATTACTCTGATGCGTCTTGTGTAGATAAGAGCCGAGCCAGTGTGGTTGTATGATGTAAGGATAAGAGAGAATCTCCTTTTCAAAATGCGGAAGGAGATTGTCAACATAGCCCCGAGCGCGGGCTTCTTGGCAGATCTTGATACTGTACAGACAGAGCCACGCTGGATAGTCTTTGACCATCTTGACGGCGGGATGACTGCGCCAGCCTTCTGACTTACCTTGGATTGTGTTGAGGATTTGATAAGACTCAACGCGCTGCTTCATCAAGCGCTGGGTGTCAAGCACGCGCGCGCTTTGTTCGATGTCGGGATATGGGAGGAAGATTTGCATTTTGTGGTTGTGTTTTACTTATCACTCCAGACCTTTCAACATCTCCTCACTCATCTTCATCACGATAAGTTCAGTGGGCGTTGTCTCGATGATGATGGTGTTGTCTTGCATGGCGAGCTGCCGCGCAAACTTCTCTGCACTTGAGGTGTAATTCTGCCAGCTCGCCTGACTTCCAACCTCGCCGCTGTTCATGAACTCTACGATCTCTTCGCGGAAGACATCTTCGTTGAAGGTCGTGGGATCTTCGTCCGTGCCGCCCATGAGCGGCGTCATGGCGTCGAGGATATTATCCACAGGCTCGACGAGTTCGATGATGAGGTTGACTTTGCGCACAGAGATCTGCACCTTTTCTTTTAGCTCGTCGACGATCGGGATATCATCTTCGTGTATTGTACCCTGCAATACAGAGGTGCCTTTGTCTGTGAGGAATGCTTTACCTTGTGAGAGGCGGGCGCGGATAGTTTGAGGCTGTTGCCTTAGCGTGAGGCTGTTGATCGTCGCTTTCTTAGAGGGGATCTTGCTTAGTTTAACAACAAGCTGTGCAAATTGAATCGCGTGCTTGATGTCGTAGTAAGGCCAGCCTTGTTTGCGTTCTGTCTTGTTGAGAAGACTTTCCGCTTGTTTGAGTAGCGCGGTTGGGTCTAGTTGTGGTTGTGGTTGTTGATTGAATATGTTCATAGTACTACAAAGTCAAAGTTATTTTGCCATGTTGCTGCAAGGTGGTTATAGGTATTGTTCTTTATCTTCCACGTTCGCGGGTCGCGTGTGGCTTTGGTATGGCGACATCTTATTCTTACATTAAGATCTTTCAAAGAAGTGTTTCTTAGCGGGTCATCGGGCGGGAGTTCGTGGAGCTTGGTTTCTGGGGTCATGGTTTGGCCTCCTTGGCTTTGCGCCACATTTCAAATGCCGAAAGGCTGTTGACGTAATTGATTACTACTTCATCTCCAACCTCCTCCAGCCGCTTGATGCGGGCCTTTGCTTCGTTCAACTCGTACTCCATCCGAGTGCATTCTTCCGCCATTGCCATGTGACGGCAGACATCTTTTAGACGGGCTGCGTCAGTCCTAGGGTATTTGCTCACGGCTTGGCCTCCTTCTCCTCCCACAGCAACAGATCAGCGCGGAGTGCATCGTTCTCGGATTCGAGTTGCTTGATCCGATCCTCCAGTTTTCGCACCTGAAAGGCGATTGCGCGGAGTTCGCGTGGATGGTTGCAATCGGGAGACTCCGCTAGGAAAAGGATTCGTTCCTCAACACTCACAGCTTGGCCTCCTTGGCTTTGAATTCTTTCGTAGTTGTCACGGTTTTGAACCCTATGATTTAGATCGTTGTAGCGATCATTCCAGTAAGACACGCTGGTTTCTAGCTGCTTGATCTTATCACGAAGGTGTTCGATCAACTCGTTCGATTCGTTTAGGTTGGACTGAAGCTCCCTTATCTTCACAACCTGCTGATTACTTAGCCACATATCCTGCATGATCTTCAACACCTCGGCCGCTGTCTCGGTGGGTTTGAGATCCTCACTGACGGTAATACGGCCGTCGGCGTGGATTGTGAGGAGTGCTTTGTCTAGCTTTTTTACTTCGATCATATTAGGTGCAATGCCGTCGAGGCTGAATTTGTCTGGGATTTCTGTGTTCATTTGATTTATTCTTTCCATTTTCCAATCGTGCGAAGAAACGCCTCGGCGCGTTGACGAGCAGTGGCTTGTAGAATGCACGTCATCCCATTCAGTTCGGACATTTGCTCAGCCTCAAGCACGCGCATCAGATTCACCGCAAACTCAAGCCATGCAGTTGATCCACTAAGCGACACCTTCTCAGCTTCCGCCATCGCGTTGAGGTCGTTGAGGTAGTCGGGGATAAGTTCCCGCACGATACTGTCGCTATCTTCACCACACGCTTCTGCGATAGCTACTCGTTGTTCTTCTTGGTTCACGGCTTGGCCTCCCTCGCTTTGAGCATTGCGTCGGCGATGATGTAGCATTCCTTTGCAACCGCATTTTCCCTGATATTGGCCCCATACATACCGCGTGAAGACAACGCCGCCGCTGCGAAGTAGTCGCGCAGGGTCATGCCCATGAGTCGATAGTGTTCGTTGGGGTCCATGGTCGGAAACGCCGGTCCTCCGTCGTTGATTGGTTGGTTGTTCATAGTTTTATTCTCCTTTATCATACTCCGGCAATTCAATCTCTCCGAGTTCACGTTTGAGCAACAGGTTCCTCAACGCACGAACATTCCCAAATGAGAATGTCTCGTCGCCGAAGTGTTCCCTTTCCCCCAAAGGCGTCCAGTTTTCCTCGGCTATGATAGCGCTGGCGACACAACGGATTTCCTGTACACCACGATCATACAACGATCGAGTCTTCAGACCCAGCTCATTGATTCGGAAGTATAGGTCTTCCCTAAACGAGCCTTCCTTAACCATCTTCAACAGATCTCGATTCGTCGCAAAGACGAAGCGACATTGAATAGGCACGGGATCAACAGCCCCGACGGGCAAGACTGTCTTGTCTTGTAAGACACGGAGCAACTTTGCCTGATGCGCCAGCGGCAACTCGCCTATCTCGTCGAGGAAAGCAGTGCCATTGCCAACTGCTCTTAGGAAGCCCACATCCCCGCGAGACTTAGCACCGGTGAAAGCGCCGGGCATGTAGCCGAATAGCTCGCTTTGGAAGAGCGTGTCAGTCAGACCAGCCATGTTCATAGCTTTGAGAGGCTTCCGTTTGTGGGCAAGGATCTTTGCGACTAACTCCTTGCCTGTGCCACTTGGCCCTTCGATCAAGACGTTGTATTTCTGCAAGCTCTCCTCGGCGTAGGTTATCGCCGCGGTGAGCATCCTCTTGGTGAGAGGATCTTGCGTGGCATAGCATGAAGCTATTGACTGAATAGAGTTCTCCTTCAGCGCATCGCCTGTGATCTTCAACACATCCTTGCGAATGTTATCGAGGAAGCTATCGGCCGCGGCGGTGTTAAGGACGTTTGCGTGGATGTTCATTTTGTTTTGGATTTCTTCTTAGCTTTAGGTTCGCGGATATAGATATGAATGCCTTCTTGTAGTAGATGATAGACTCTGATAAGTTGCATGTTAATTATAACCGCCGCTGGCCACGAGCGTTGACTCATGCGCGGTGGCATGAGGACGCTGCGACGTTCCTCTGCAAGATAGACTAACTCTTCTAGTGTATTAACTCTTTGACCTTTCATTTCTTTTTCTTTCTCTTTGTGTAAACGGTTGGACCATTATCTCTTAGCTTATACTTCATGATAGCTTTGCGCGCGGCGGCCATCTCTTCTCTGTCAAGATACTCTTCGTCGAGTGATCCAAGTTTATACTTGCTGACGTACTGTTCGCCTTTTTGATGGAATTTACTCATACTTTGCTAGTTTAGTTTGTAGTTGCATGATCTTCAAGTCCATTGCAGCAAGCCTTGCGGCCATTGCGTTCTTCGTATTCGTTAGCTCAAAGATCATCTTCTCGTAGTGCTCTTTGTGATAAGGCATCTTGTTGATGTTTGAGATAGTGCCCCGCGAGACTCCGAAGTACTCGCCCGCTTGCACGCGTGTTAGGTGTGGGTTAGCGTGGATGTACTCGCGGATATGCATCTTCTCCTCGTAGGTGAGGAAGTAGTTCTTACGGGTGATGTGTGTTGATTTACGTTGATGGTTCATTTTGTTTTTGTTTTTGTTTCTCTATCCTTTGTTCACGCAACTCGATCACAGCTTCAGCCTGTTCGAATGCGATCTCTGCATTACGCTGTAAGGTTTCCTTGTTGTTTGGATTAGCCAACAGCCCAGTGAGAGCTTGGCCCACCAGATAGTCCAACAAATACATGCTGAGATATCCGGGATTCCGCACGCGGAAAGGATCTTTGTCGGACATTTTTGTTGACTTTCTTTGGATGTATATTATGATTAGCTTATGCTAATCGTTATTCTTTTACTTGACGTTTGTTTCGTGTGTACTCATCATGACAAACTTGGCAGTATGCTGTACGTCCTTTCGACCCATTGGGAGATTTATAAAAGAATGCTAGGTCTTTTACTTTCCTACAAATAGGACAAAGTTTTTCGTCGGGCTTGAGTGTCTTGACTAATTCAACCCATTTGTCATCCGGCTCTTGTGTGGTGCTGTGCCTTGAGTTACAGCCCACACAGATCCATTCTACCTTACCGTCCTTCCAATGCTGTAAGCTCATGATCCTTGAATGCGGAACGTCTCTTATTGAGTAACCCATTTCACATTGACACAACCGGCAAGTCATGTCTGTCGGGATCATAGCCTCAAGCTCTTGCAGGCTTGGTGCGTGGAGCTTACGGATTAAAGCACGGTTGCGTGATGACTGAATGCGATAGTGCTTGGGACAATACATCGACGTGCCACGGTCGATCTCGCCTTCAGTTAAGACGCCCAACTGATAACAGCGCGGGCAATACTTTATGTTGCATTTGTCAGATAACACAGGAGGAGTTGCGAATATATTCACAACTCTCCTTTGCACAAGTTAAGCCACTTGAGTTTCCTCTTCGTCATCCTCTTCTTCCTCTTCGACTTCGATTACACCTGAGGATTCATGGGCTTGTAGATCTTCGACTGTAAGCTTCTGAGCTTCTTGCTTCTTGCGAATGGCAATCTCAAGCTCGCCCGCGAAGTCGATATTTGAAGAACCGATTGCATCAATGGATCGCAACTTGCGGGCAAGCTTAGGTGCCATGTGGTCAGACAACAAAGTTCCTTCGGGAACATAAATCATCTGAACTGTGTCTGTCAAGGTTGTCAACCTTACACATCGACCAAGTGCTTGAGCAAATTCCTCACTAAAATACGTGAGCGTACTCATTACACTACGTGGTCGTGTGTGCTGGTAGCGATGATCGAGTGAGATACCCGTGCCTCCGCTTGAGAGAGTGTAGATACAGAACTCAGTCTCGCCATTGAGGAACGCTTGCACGTTCTCATGTCTTTCTTTTTGATTCTGATTGTGGAGCTTCATCTCTCTGAGCTTTTCATTGCGTGCAGCAAAGGCATCCTTTGTCATCTCTCGGAAGATTCTCTCGCTTGTGTATTTGATGCCTTTGTGGAAGGCACGGAACTCCTCTTTGCTGATGCCAATGTCATCAGCCTTAGGCTTTCTTGCTTCATGAGGATTGTCGAGAATCCACATGCCCATCTTCGCAGCGATCTCTGCCGCGCGGGTTTCTGGGAGGAGTTCTTCAGGGCGTATTTCCTTATTACCGCCCCAGATGAGGGAGATCTTTTGTTTTGTTAAGCCTTTGCTCTTAAAGTATTCACTATCACAGAGCTTCATGACTAGCTCCTTGAGAGTCTCGGTGAATCGGATAGCTATGACTGGTGCATAGCCTTGTTGATGAGCAGCGATGGTGTCTGCAACCCATGTGTCCACCGTGGCAAGCTCGGCCGCTCGGGCCATGACCATGAAGGCGACCATGACTTGACCTTGTGGATCTATTGAACGACCAGTGCGCTCGATAGCCTCAAGATAATTCTTCATCGCATTCTTGAGCATGTTCTGATTGGCTGGATCAGTAATCTCAAAGAGCTTGACTTTGTTGAGGGCCTTGACCTTTTGAGGATCGCCCGGCGGCTTAACTAGTCTATCTCCTAAAGCCCCAGCCCAGCGTTCGAGTGCGGCTGCATTCGCCGAGCGCGGATCTGCGCCGAGGGTAAGAGTGCGAGCGAACTCTGGGAATGTCTCTCTTGTGAGAGGACGGGCGCCATAAGGCAAGCGCATCGCGAGAGTCATGAACATCGTATCCCACACCGTGACTGCGGGCGTGGCTGAAGTGAAGACCCACTTGATAGATGGAAACTGAAGGAAGGCTTCGAGATATTTAGTGCGCTTACTCTTTTCCTTCTTAATCTCCTGACACTCGTCGAGGATGATGAGCTTGGGCGCCGCTTGCTCGGGCAGGTTGAAGCGGATCACGTTTGTAGCTTGGCCGAAGATCTCCGTGGTTTCGGACTTGAAGAAGTTCTTGTTCTTCGTAGAGAAGACTTCGTTGTATGACCACACATCAACGGCGAGGCCCACGCTTTCGAGACCTAGCTTTTTGAGAGTGTCTCTAAAATCCAACACGACAGACTTCTTGGTGATGATTAGGATGGGCGGAAACAAGCCGAGAAAGTTACAGAACTTTTGCGGGTCATGTTTCTGTAGCCACAGTGCAAGGCCCGCTGCGATCCATGACTTACCTTTGCCGGTGCCGAGTGGGACAAGTGCGCCGTTGAGGTTGTCTTTGTACAAGACATCGAGCAGCGCGGCGATAGCTTTCTTCTGTTGGGGTTTGAAGTCGAGGCCGTTGGGGAGCTTGATATCTATGGTGCTGTAAGTGCGCTTCTCCCTCAAGGCTGCTTCCTCGGCGAGACGCAGTGCTTCTCGTTGTTGCCTTAGAGGAGCTTGATTAACCCAGCCCTGTAGAAATCCCAACAACGTAGCATAGTCTAGTTTGATGGATGGAATAGTGGTGAGATTCAACTCACGTTGTAAGAACTCCCACTCATAAGGCTCTTTGCGATACAGGTCAGTGAGCTTCTTCGCTTGCGCTCGCGCGGTGGTGAGAGCCGTCTGTTGAAGGCGATCTTCCTTGCTGGTGTAGGTTGCTTCCGCTGGCGCAGCTTTCTTTACTCCGGCTGGGGTCGAGAATATGTTCATAATGTTATAGGTCCATCAACTTCGCGATCACTTCCTCAGCGTTCTTGAAACCGTAGGCTTGAGGTGTTCTTGATATCAAAGAGATGTACTCGCCAAAGACGATACTCTCTGCGGTGGGTTTGTCAAGTTGTGCGAATGATCGGTTGATTGCATCGCGTTTGTTGAGAAGTGGCGTGAGTTTCTTTTGAAGAGAAATCATCTCATCCTCCAGCCGTTGGCGTAAGATTACATTCTTGGTAGTAGCCTTGTCCATCTTGGCTTTGAGGCGTGCTGCTTCCTTCTGACATTTCTTCTGTAGGTTTTTGTTCATCTTGTTGTGGTTGATTTATAGGATTAAGTTTTTCTAACAGACCGCGAGTGTCTACTATCTTAAGGACTTCTTCGATGGGAAAGTAACAGTTGATATTGTTGAACGCCCCGCGAAGGGCGTCGTTGAGCTGTCGAGATTTATTAAGATAAACTTCTTCGCCCTGCGATGTGATCGCGGCGGCAACTTCGAATGCTTTCTGTTTGGTGAATAGCTTCGCCTTCGACAAGGCGTCTGCGATCATTTCGATCCGCAGCTCTTCCGCTTTTTTGTGGAGGAAGGATATGTCAGAGGCAAGGTGGTTTGCACGTAGTGTTCTTCGTCTTTCGTCGGATAGATTCCACTCGGTGCTATCCCATATGACTGAATATGAGAGTCCATCTTCGTCGATTCTCTGTATATGGATATGCTCACCCGCGCAGTGAGCTTTAACCCAGTCCGCTGTTTCATTTGTAGCAACAATCGCATGGGCAAGATTATTTCCTGCAGTTCTGCGGATGAAGTGGCCGCGCTCTGTATCGACATGACAAGAGCAGGCTGGAAAGAGCAATCCCCAGAGGGATTCGCTTGTGATTTGGTTTTCTTTTTGGTCGTTTTCATTTTGAGGAGTTTGAGGAAGCATAGACTTTACGGAGATGCGATGGTTGAATGCCTAGTTCGGCTCTGTATTTTGCGATTGTGCGGCGAGCGATTGTATTCTTTAATAGGACAACGATATCTTCATCACTCAAGGGTCGAGATTTATCCTCGCGTGAGATGATCTCTGCGATCTGATTCTTAATGCTTAGGTTACTCTGCATGGTGTTTTCATTGTGGTTGATGATTGCTGAGGTGAAGAAGAATCTTAATTCATAAGTCCCATGAGGCGTGCTGATGTATTTGTTATGCACTGCCCGCGAGACGGTGGTCTCATGGATCTCACACACGGTAGCGATCTGTGCCATGATGAGAGGCTTGAGATCTTTGATATTACCGGAGCGGAAGAAGTCTGTTTGATAATCTACAATGGCCTTCGTCACGTTGAAGAGTGTCGACTGGCGCTGAGTGATTGAACGAATCAGAAACTTACCTTGCTTCACGCGATCTCGGATGTATTCTCTGTCCGCCGCGGAGAGCTTGTCGAGATAGTTCAGATAAGTCTGATTGATCTTGTAGATCGGTAGACGCTCGGACGGGATCGTGATGTTGAGATCTTTATCGAGAAAGATCTCTGCGTCTTTTGGTGTATGCGTTGAAGAAGAGAACTCTGAAGCGGGATTGTAGTTTAGTTTGCTTAGAGATTTGTAGAGATTCTCTATGGTTGTGAAGGTTTCGTTGTATTTTTTAGAGAGAAGGGGGATTTGTCTTCGCGTAAAGAGATCTTCGTCTTGTTGGAGGATCTTGTACGCGAGAGAGTCTTCTGGAAGTTGAAGACAGAGACAGTCTGCTAATCCCAAAGCGCCTAGTCCTTTTGGTTCTAGTGTTCTTATGAAACGCAGAGCATCTCTTTGCCGTGTGCTTAGTGCATCAAGATCTCCCGTGTAGAATCCCCGCTCGTCGAGCAGATGGATGATGCTCGTATCGTGTTGGGCTATTACCAATTCTCTCAGAAGATATTCTTCCAGTGTCTCGTCGCGTGAGGGATTATTCTCCAGCGGATATTCCTCTCGGGCGGGCAGGCTGTAAGAAGAAGTCCACTGCATGTCTTGTGGAAGTTCTGCTTTGTCGTTGCGAAAGAGGATCTCTTCTTCTGGCGTGTCTCTGTCAAGGAGTTCTACACACGGGTTGTCTTGTGTGAAAGACTCCATCAAGTTATGGAGTTCACAGAGAGGAGCTTGCAGTAGAGCTAACGACTGCTGCAACTGCGGCGAGAGAATCAGACTTTGTGTCTGATTTATTGAAAGAGAAAACTTCATTTTGGCTAGTGGTGGTTGTTAGCCTATGCAAAGGAGCTTCTAGTGTGCCAAGTTTTGGCATCTGTTCGGTGCCAAAATGTGGAACACTTTGAAAAAGACCTCAAAGAAAAAGCCTCTGTGAGATTGCTCCCACAGAGGCTTTGTGATTTAGTTGTATTGCAGATTACTTCGTGAGGAAGTAAAACTATTAGACCTTCGCCTTCTTGGCTTCGCGCTTGGCCTTCGCGGCGCTGAGTTCGTTGGCCTTGGCCAGAAGCTGCGCCATTC